GGTGTTCTGGTCCATGCCAAACGCAAAGCCCGCTATGTTGCCGAGCTTGCCGCGGGTGAATGCAGACTTGACCATGCCCTGTTGAAACAGAGCGGTCTGAGCGGATGCCATATCCCAGAATGCGCCAGGGTTACCCACCCACACGCGGTCTATCGGCCCGGCACCCATGTTGCTCGGAGGCACCGCCATGTTGTCGAGCCGCTTGGATGCGACGGCCAGATCGGCAAAAGAGTTGGGTACGGTGAACGAGCCATCAGCCGAGACCGATGAATAAACATTCTTATACTCATCGAGCCCATCCGCATCGATCTTGTTCGCCAAAGCGATCATCGCCGGGCGGATATAGCGGGCGGAAAACTCTTCAATTGTGGTCGTGAGATCCTTGGAAGTGAAGATGATAGGAACATGCTTCTGAGTTACCGCCGTGAAGGTGAAATTCGCCTCCTCGGTGTCACCGGTTCCAAGCGTTGCGCCATCGGTGACGTCGTAACGGTTGGGCCTGCGAACTCGGACAGACTCGCCATTCTTGGCGAAATCATCCTCGAAATTGCGATGGACGTTGTTGCCCATCACAAGATGGTTTTGCATTTGCAGCATCGCTTCCTTAACGATGATGTCTGGAGTGATTAGCGCAGTTGCCACTTTAGTATCCTCGGGTTAGAGAGTCCTCTTTACCCGTACCTCTCCTCTTCTTGGCGCCTGCGGATCCGGTTGTACGTCGCCTGGTCAACTTTGTTCAGGTCCGTTTCGGCAGCGCTAGCGCCTGGGCCGCCCGAGTCGAGCGGCTGGATGGGTTCGGGGGTCTGGGAAAGCTTCGGGGCCGGCTTTGTTTCTCCGTTCCCACCTTGCTTGGCCGAGTCGTTGAGGATGTGCTCGATCTTACCTATCTCACGGGCGGCCGAAAGCTCGCTATCGAGTCCGCAAATGCGGGTCGATTCCTTCGGGTTCTTGCCGAGCCAGTAAAGCACCTCGGCACCGTTGTCAGATTCCAAGATCGTCCTGACCATCACGTCGGATACGTCGAGGTTCACCGCATAGGCCACAGCCGCAAAATCATCGTGCTGCGTGGTCGCTTGCTCCACCTGTTCGGTCCAATGCTCCGGGGCCTCCTCCCTGGCTTGAGTGGACTCGCTTGACTCGCTTGACTCGCGTTCTCCGGTATCCGGGGTCTTCGCGGTGCGTTTGCGTTCTTCGATCTTCCAGTCCGCCAGGGCATCGGCCCATTCCTCATCGCTGTTGAAGTCTTCGGCCTTTGGCATCGGGTCGGGGGCCGCGGAGGTGCGTTCCAGCACTTCATTGGCGCCCTCTAGATGCGCAATGCGTCGGTTTGCTTCCTCTAGCTCGAGAGCCATGCGCTCCAGCTTCCGGGTTCTCCGTGCCGCCCTACTGGGCGCCGCTGCTTCTTCGGGCGGGGCGGGTTCCTCGGACTCTTGCGTTTCGCTCTCGTCTTGCATTTGGCTCTCTTCCGCGGGGGCCTCCGCGCTCTCCTGCTCAGGCGCCGCGTCGATAGTCACCGCTTCACCGCTCCGATGGCGCACATAGTCTTCCTGGCTTAGGGCGCCAAGCTGCTCGGCGGTAAGTACCTGCGGTTCTTTCTCTTCGGTCATCTGAGTTACTTCTTCGTCTGCCATTTCCCGTGTCTCCAGTCGGGCCATCACGTACCGCCCACAATGGGCGAGGATTCCTCGACACGCCTACTTACTGCAATACTCCTGCCTGCGGTTCAGGGGCGGGCTGTCCTTGCCCTGCCTCCGTTTGATTCTCCTGAATCATCTGGGCGATCTCACTTTCGATTATCGCCCTGATGGCCACTAGGTCTATACCTGCCTGCTGTGCCTTGTCAAACAGCGAAACCAGCGCCTCGAGCTCCTTGGTCTCGGCCGCGGCTACCTTGGCCTCCGCTGTGGCGAGCTTAGCCTCGCCCTCGACCTGGGCGATCTTCTCTTCCTGGCTAGGCGGCTTAGGTTCCTGCGGCTCCTCGCCGGCGTCTCCCTCCTGGAGCTCTGGAGGCAGCATCTTACGAAGCCGCTCGGCCACCTTGTCGGCAAGCGGCCAATCCATTGACTGCATCAAGAGATCGCGAATCATCGGCGCCGCGGCCGGGTCGACACCAAGATAATCGATCATCGAGTCGACCGCCTCGGCGCGCTGCGTGGCGTGTGATGGGCCGGTGCTGACCAGCACATCGAAACGTCCAGCGCTTAAATCGTGCAGCATCACTCGCTCGCCTGTCTGCTCATCGGTGACGGTCTGATTGACTCTCACAAAGTCCTCGGTGTCATCACTGAATCGAATCCGCACCACCCGCTCGGAATCGTATACCCGGGGAATCATATCGACCAAGATTTCGCCGGCATAGCGTATTGCCTTGCCGATGTTATCGATGAATACGAACGAACTGATGTCAGCCGTCGATTGCCGGGCGCGGATAGCCTTGCCGCTGGTCTCACGTGCATCGGCGCCGAGCGATGGCGGGAAAAATCCAGTCGTCGCGTTGATGTCTGAATCCGCTACCAGCATCTCTTGAGCCCATCCGGGTGATGGGAGCGGCGGCGTTGCGCGTTGCGGTGCACCCAACCCCTCGACCGGCGTATAGGGCAGAAACGCTGCGTTAGAGATGTTTGCCTCGTTCCATGCCTTCTCGTGCTCGGCTATCTGGTCAATCGCTGCGATATATGGCGCTTTGGGCTGTAGGGCAATCCCCTCGACGTGAGCCGAGCGCGCATAGTTGTACGAACGTTGCGCATCCTTGGCATGGCGAATCACCCCGCGCTTAATCACAACCCCGTCGACGTTGAGCTCTTTACCGCTCACCTCGATTATCGGAATGAACTTGCACGGAAACTCAACCGGCCCTCGGATAACCTGGGCGCCGGCCAACAAAAACCACTCAACCTTTGAGCCTTCCACCTCACGGCTCTTGACGAGATCGACGCCGGACGCTTGTAACTCCTCGACCACTTTCTTGGTCTCGTCGTTAAGCGTGTATACAGCTCCGTTACTGAACAGCCCCACAGTTTTCTTGATCGGTACACGCCGAAAATACTCGGCCACCAAAACGTTGGAGTCTTTCCACCACCCCTCCCACTGGACTCCCGCATCGCGATCACCCGCGAAGTCCGATATGGGGTCGGCGCCTGGATAGCGGTTGGCAAACTCGTCCTTGTCAACCCATCGTGTGACGAAGCCAAAATTTGCGTCTCGCTTGTCCTGCTCCATCGCGTCAGGATCGAGGTATACGGTGAAAGCGTTTCTAATCCGTTTGATACGGATTACCTGATCGAATACGTCATCATCGACATAGTTGGTGATGATGCGAAAATACCCGAAACCGTGCTCGGCGCTATGCTGTCCGGCATGATCATAGGCTGAGTCTGCGTTTGATTGGCGCTCGATGTCACGAATCAGCCCTTCATAGACCTGGCTCATCTTGTATCGATTGCGGCCGATGCTCTCGATGTCTTTCCCGCCAGCCGAGCTGGCGTCGGTAGGGGATACTGAGATCGAGTTACGGTTCTGGCGCTGCGCCCCGATAACCTGATCGACGTGAGACGGGAGCTTGTTTATCGTCAACATCGGACGGTCTTTGCGAGCGGTCTTGGCCTCTGGCGACCACTGGTCCTCGCCATCGAGAAATTTCACATCCTCCATGGCCCGGTCACGGTTGACCTTCTCGGCATCACAGCAACGACGGAACCGGTCGCGTGCCTCGGTGAGTACGTCGCTCTCCTCAGTTGATGCGTCAAACTGATTCGCCGGCTGGATTTCGATTGGGCCAAAGTCTGCCATCAGTGTGACATCCAGTCACCGCCCGAGCTGTCGGCGGCCTCAATGGCGGGGGGTTGCTTGCGGTCCCTGAGTCGCTTCTTGTCGCTCACGGCAAAGTAGCGAAACGAGCTCGCGCCGCCCTCGCTCCAATCGTGGTCCGGATCTTGCATCCAGCGCTGCTCCGTCTCGTCGTACTCTCTATGATAGTGCCAAAGCGCGTTGAGTCCATCCTCGCACTTTTTCTCATCGAAGCATGTGAGCGCGATTTGCGTCTTTGTGACGTCGATTCCCTCTTTTAGGGAGAGCTTGGGCGCCATGTGAAACTTGATCCCCAATGCCCTCGCCCGCTTGGTCCGTGTCTCGCCTGAGCCGTACTCGCGATGGCCAATGTCATGCCCGGCAGTATGAGAGCCGTACACATACGGCTTGTTGAGCACCATTTTGGCGAGCTCGGGAAGTCCGGCGTCGGTAGTCTCTTCGTAGTCTATTGCGTGGTACTGGCTGCCGTGGCGTTGGATGAACCAGATCCCGTTTTCGTCTCGAATCCCGATGTCCCAGAATGTGTGTACTGGGCGATCAGGATCCCATGGGAACTGACCGATCCGATCATCGCGTGTGGCATCCACTAGATACTTGCCGTAGTAACTGCCTTCGTTTGGAGAATCGAACGAGCAGTAATACTCCTGATCGATGAGCTCGTCCGATACGCCTGCTGCGCGCTCCTCTTCGATATCTTTTTTCGTGAATACGGCGGTATCGTCCACCGTCAGGATTTCAAAGAACCACTTAGGATTCTTCTTGGCCATGTCGGCCATCTTCTTGCCGTGGTTCGGTCCTCTAGGGGTGTATGGGAATATCGCCCAGCCGCCATTTTCTCGCAGTATCGGGGCCAGATATTTCCATGAGCTGGGATTCGTTAGCGACCATTCCGAGAACACGATCCCGCGTGTGTTACCGCCGACAAGCGTGTTGAAATTGTCTGCCCCACACGCATACCAGTACGAGCCGAACCAGTCTATTCGCATTTCGGAGTTGTTCGTTCCTTGGCGGTACTGCGGCGGGAATGCCTGGTCAATCATGCGGCGGCCTTTCTTGTCGATACCATACCAGAGCAGCTTTCGTGCCTGCGTCGCCTTGGGAAACATGTGCAGATACGTGCCGCGCTTTTGCGCAGCCTCCCCGGCCGTCCAATTTATGGCGGCCGAATCCTTGCCGGCGCGGCGGTGCCATACGATACAAGCCCGCTTCTCCTCGGAGCCACCCGTGTCCATGTACTCGAGAAATGGAACCTGGTGCGCCCGCGGTTTCCAGTCATTGGGCAAAGTGAGGAATTTTTGGGCCGGCGCACTCACTTCTTTGGCTCCGCCTTCTTCTTGGAGTAATCCATCCGCCTGATCACAAGCGGCGCATCTGCGTCACCGCTGTGCTCGTGGCGGTCCTTTTGCCCTAGTATTTGCTTGCCAAGCCAGACAAGCATTGCCGGATTCCCGGCCTTGGCAGCTATCCACTGCATTCTGCGAAGCGAGAACTTAGCATTCTCACGTCCTCGCTCCATCTGTGGCTTGCAGTGGCGTTGCAGCGACCGTGCAGAGCATTTGAGCATAGCCGCGATCTCGGCGGTGGTTGCCCCTATGCTCGCGAGATTTTCGACGAGCTCCTTATCGCACTTGAACTTTGGCGTTGCCACGGCTACGTCGCTTCTTCAAGCGCGCTCACTTTGGCCTGTATCGCCTCGATTGTGACGGCTTTTTGCTCGGCGGGCGGGAATTGATGGTGAATGCGTTTCCCATCTACTATCACGGTAACCCAATTGAGTCCGCTCACTTCGTCTCTAACGGCCCTGTGTACGCGCACACCGTTCCCAAGCAGCGCTTGGAGAGAACGCCTTAGCTTGTAGTCAGGGGCGCCTGTGTGGCCCATCAGTGAGCCACCGGGCTATCGACGATCTCCTGTTGTATGACCACCTCTAGGATCTCGGCGGATGTGACGGTGGTCACCTTGTGGGAAACGTCGTATAAGCCTGGACTGCCAGTAAGCACGGCTTGCGTTTTCTTCGAGCCAGCAAGGATTGTCTCGCCCGTGATGGTAAGTCCGGTGGATTTCACCGAGAGAGACGCGGCGGCGATGGTGTCGCCTTTGAGTGCAAACGTCCAATCGACATCACGCACCCGTGTCTCGTGCTCGAGCATCTTTGGCCAGCAGGCGGGGTAAGTTTCCATTATCTAAGCGCTCTCACGGTTGTGGTGTCGGCTTTCGCCTTGACGGTTGAGTCATCGGCTAGCGCGAATACAACTTCGCCAACGAGCTCATCAACGACAAATGTGACGTCAAACGTGGGCGTCCCGATTACTGCTCCAGCGCTAGTGACCAACACAGAAGCGGGGACAGTTACCGTTATCGTCTCGTTCGCAGTGATGTCATACGCGACCGCCGCGGTCAAGGTGATGGTGACTAGCGTATCACTGGTGCGAACGACTGAGCCGACTACCTCCTTGTCGCGCACCTCGTTGTTCCATCCGAGCACCTCGGCTTGCGCGCTATCGAGCCCATCGATAATCGCTTGACGCTCGGCGTCAAACGTCGCGCCAGCCGCGACCCATGTATCGTTGGTGAGCTCTATGGTTATCTGCTCGCCGCCAGCGACTATCTGGGCCTCGGTGAACCCTCCGGTAATTGCAGCCGTAGCTGGAGGTGCCGCAAGGGCGATGCCTGAGTAAGCCCAGGCCATCTGGGCGCGTTGAGCCGCCGTATCCGCATCGGACCCGTCCGGCTGGGGGAAAAGCGCAAGCCACGGATGCAGTAGCCCTGCGGCCGATGAGCGCTTGTCTTGTGTGTCAACGGCCACTTATGGCCCCGTCGCGATTTCACCCCGGGTGAATGTGGTGGCGTCGTCAGAGATTGTGGATTTATGGTCCACCACCGCCCCAGCGTCGTCATAAACCGATATCTGTGTGGCGGTAGTCTCGATCTTGTTGCGCAGGAACTTGTATAAATAGTCGACCTTGGTCGCCATATCCGGGTTGACCGGTGGTGCGCCTTGAGCGGGCTCACCCCGGGCGTTGTCAAGAAGCGCCAAAATCGAATCAGCAACAGCGTCGGTCAGCTCAAGCTGGCCAATGATGTCGTCAGTAATCAACTCATTGGTATCAGCAAAAATATCAGACAGATGCTTACCTGCGCTGTCGGCAGTTAAATGGCCTGCGATCAGCTCATCCCAGATCAGATCCACCGCTGCGGCTGTCAACGTCATTGCATCACCGGCTTTGCTCGGCGCATATAGCCCTTGTGCTGTGGCTAGCGTGACGCCATCGGTGCCTGTGAGGATGTCCAAATCCGCCTGCGCGGTAGCAATTAACCCAGGGACGTTATCGACTTGCAATTCGTTGGTGTCAGCTTCAATCGCATCGATACTCGCTTGTGTCGCCGTTAGCAGGTTGACGCCGCTCACACCGGTGATGATATCAAGATCTGCTTGCGCAGTTGCGATCAGCCCTGGCACGTTATCGACCTGTAGCTCGTTGGTGTCCGCGACGATAAGGACCGTTTCCGCCTTCAAAGCGATAATGTCCGCCGCAATATCAACCCCGGCGGCATTGGTGATTACAGCCGCAGTTATCGCCGCTATCTCTGTATCCAAGAAATCATCGACCGTATCGATCAGAGTCTTTAGTGCCGAAAGACCATCGGTTGCGTTGGCCAGGTCTTTGGCTGCCGCGCTCTTATCGAGCGTGAACGTACCGACCACCTCACCTATTACCGAAGTCCCTCCAACTGTCCCCGCGTCCATGACAGCCGCGTAGCTCCCGCCTGCGTTGAATCCCGAGGCGGCGGTAGCGGTTATCGTAATCACGTTGAACCCGGCGTGCCCATTGAGGCTAGCCGTCAACGTTTCAGCGGTCACGATTGGGGTGGCAGTCGCGTCCTCGTAAATGTCCACCACTCCAGAAACCAAGGCAGTCGGCACGCCATCTGAGAATTGCCGAGTAGTGAAATACAGATACACAGTATCTTCTAGTTGCCAGTCAGCACTCACGCCGCCAATCCTCCGCCTTGCCCTGCGATTCCACCTTTACCCACAAGCCCGCCACCGCCAACAAGGCTGGACATGACTCGCCCGCCAGCCGGCGCTGCTTGCTCGATCACACCAGATGTCACGATCCATCGCCGCAACATCCCAGGATAACCGCGCTGACTTAGCTCGATGTATTCCTGAAATTCCGTCTCAGTCCAGACAGCACCCCGCATGCACCGGAAATCATCTATCTCGCCATCGAAAAATACAGGTGAAGCACGGTTATCTTTACCAACCTTAAAGCCGAGCGTAGGGTGATTCATCTGACCAAGAGGGGTTGTATCAGTGGTTTTGGTTGTGTTGACGTCCACGCCATCGATATACAGCAGCAGCGTACCCGCGTCCCAAGTCATGCCGACATGACGCCAAAGCCCGTTGTTGAAAGTCACACCGGTTCGATAATCCTTGCGACCCCCTGCGGTTGTATCAACCCATTGCCTAAGCTTTCCGCCTGTGTAAAGTTCTAAGGCTAGCGCACTTTTACTTACAATCTCAAAATCCCCAAACAACATACCGCGCCCGGTTGACGTGGTACGCACCCAGCAGCAATACGTGAACGAATCAGCCGCATCGAACGCAAACGGCCCGCCATAATCGTAGCTGGCAAAATCATTCGAGCCGTCATAACGCAGACTGCCCCAGCGCTCACGAGTGTTGGTTTCCCAGGACAGAGAGCGAGACATGAGGCTATCGAGAGTGAGGTCTCTACGCTTGGCCAGATCCTTCAGTACATCACCACCCTGGAAATGCGGCACGGTTAAAAGCCACGCCACGCAATCCCGGTTAAGGTGATGCGTCCAGTCGATTGGGTTCTGCCAATCGACTGACAGGTGTGAATTCTCGAAAGGTCCCATTAGTCGATTATCACGTTTGTAATCGGCTCTAGAATAAAGTGCGTCTCGACGTCATCGGAATGAAATGCTGCGCCTGATTCGTTCTTGACTATCAAAATACCGTACTGAGTGACCGGCACGTAAATCCCGATAAAGCCAGTCTGCACTGCGGTGGTAATATCGTTTGAGCAAATAAAATTGCCGACCTTTACACACAGCTTTACCAGTTCAGCTAGGGTGCCAATCCCTGATGGTGCCGCTGCATCTGCGCCGTCAATGTTCTGCGGGTTGCCATTAGCAGCTGCAGAGATTGGACTAGGCGCGATGTAAAACTCCACAACTTCACCCGCTGTCGGTGTTGCTGCAAACTCGATCGATCCCATCAGAGTGTATGCGCTAGCTCTAGAGGCCCCCAGGTCGAACTTAGCGCTTTCCCTGCCCGCAGCATCAGCAAGCGATGCCGTAGCTATCTGGACATCGGTACCGGCTACCTCTAGGCTTGTCTTGGCCGCACCACCAACAAAATCTCCAGCATGGTCACCAAAGACGAGCTGCGTTCCAACCTGCAATACCTGAGTGTCTGGGAGTGCCATTAGCCTCTAGCCTCCAATATGTGGCCCGGCTTAACGAGCCCTATCGACTCCTGAAGCGCAATAGACGTCAGTCCCTCGCTAAATCCCCCGAGCGTGGCCTTGATGCCCCCGTCGATACAGTTGCACCCGCTACCAAGCGCCAGGTCATCGAAAATGCGAGACCACTTTGTGTCCGTGACCGGGATAGTGATTGCGCCTTTGCTCTCGTCGAGCGCAGCAATAAATGTACGGGCAGATGTCACATGGTCATCCGTCAATGTCACCGCTGACCCGCCACCACCGAAAGGCACACTACTCCCCACATCCCGAGAAGCGACATAGGCGATAGCGCCATAAACCGGCCGAGTGCGAAACTTCTCGGTGTAGCAAAAATTCCGCATAGCCTCGACGTCCGGCAGTTGGGAATTGTCCGCGATGTTGAGCGCGTTGAACTCTGCTGCCGCCAATTTTGCGTCAGGGGCATAGGTGCCAGTTACCGGATGGTGGAGCAGCAACTGCGCAATGATTTTATCGATATCTGCCACTTACTTAAGCCTCCAAATAGATATCACGGGCGGTTGGTCATACTTGCGGTCGAAGTTCGACTTCGCGTGAATCAGATACAACAACCCGTCACGGTACATCCCACCGAGCGGCATGCGAGCGCGGACGGTGCCTAACTTGCCCTCGAACTCCAGCCCCGGATGAAATTCGCCATGCGAG